TATTTTTTACCTTCACAGATATAAACACTTCTATCAGTATAGTTTCTGATTTCCCTTTCCCAATTTAACTTCAAAGATGCGGGACATATGATTAATGTTCTTTTAGCACCACTTTCTAACGACGCAATTACTGTTGATGTGGTTTTACCCAATCCCATGTCATCCGCTAAAATGAATTTATTATTTTTTAATAATTTTTCTATCGCTTCTTTTTGGTGTGGTAATGGTGGACGATTTCCATATTTTGAGTAATCAACCTCAACAACATTTTCCTTATACTCTTTAATTACCGCAGCCTTTGGTATCCAAAAGTCGTGGATAGTATCAGCGCTAAAAATCTTACCCCATATATGATATGACTTATCCTTCTCAATTAAAATTTTTTCAACGTAAATCTTATCGGGTTCTTTAATGAATGGGTTGTCCTCAACAAGTTTTTGAGAAAAATATGAATCAATATCAACCCACTTTTTAGCAACCTTTGGGACAACTGAATTGTAATCAATTACATAATCACATTGAGCTCTTGTCGGAACATATTTCTTGTTTGACTCAATTTGTTTTTTTAATTTAAGGATATAGTTATTTGACCCCTGATAATTCTCAAGAATAGAAATTGCTCTCTGTTCAACACTTAAATGTCCTGTGGATGTGGTCAAAATATTTTAATTAACTCTACAACTATAATAATAATCAAAAAAGAAATATTTATCAATATGTCAAATAGAATAGTTCCAATAACAAGATTAGGTAAATTTTTCGGAGCGGAAGATTATAGTTTAGATATTAGTATGGGGAGAGAGTGGTTAGAAGGAGATATGAACTTCACTCTTGTTCTATATCGTGTAGATAAACAAAAGACAAATGTGGATAATGTTTATGGTGAAGCATTAGAAGATGGTATTAAATTTTTACCTCCAGTTGAATTTAAAGCGTTTTTACAAATTGTTGCACCTGAAAATAAATTTGTTGGAACAAGTAAGATAAATCAAATGGAACCTGGTAATGCTCGAATTTCGGTTTACCAAAAACATTTAGATGAATTAGAAATTGACATCGAACTTGGGGATTATATTGGTTATTACGAAACTGAAACTCAAGTGAGATATTATGTAGTTAATAATGATGGACGTGTTGTTTCAGATAACAAACACACATACGGAGGATATAAACCATTTTACAGAACCATAAATGCGTCACCTGTAATGGAAAATGAATTTAGAGGAATATAATGTTACCAAAAAAAGTAATTAAAAAAATACCATTAACATCTGAAAAAGTTGGTTATCCTAGACGAGAACAACTTCTTGCGGATATAAACAAAGATGGTACTTATTTACCTAAATCATTATTACATGAAGATTTAGATGGTGGGTTTTTAGAATTTGTTAAAAATGATTTAAGAACTTCAGTTTCAGGTAAAGATATTAGAGTTGTTGATATTTTGATGACAACTCAAAACTGGTCTCAATTTACTCAAACTTGGGATTTTAACAATATTGATAAAAATATTCAACCTCCATTCATTACAACAATAAGAACACCTGAAGTAAAATTTGGGACAATACCTTCATTAAAGTATAACATACCAAATAGAAAACAATATTATTATGCGGCTGTACCAACTTGGGATGGTCAAAGAAAAGGAATGGATATCTATACTATTCCACAACCTGTTCCTGTTGATATAAAATATTCGGTTAAAATTATCTGTAATAGAATGAGAGAATTAAATAAATTCAATCAAGTTATTATTGAAAAGTTTTCATCAAGACAAGCTTATGCTCAAATTAAAGGTCACTATATTCCAATCCAACTTGACGAAGTATCAGATGAATCAGTTATGGATTTAGAAAAAAGAAGATATTACATCCAAACATATTCTTTTACTTTACAAGGATTTTTAATTGACGAAAATGAATTTGAGGTTAAACCAGCCGTTAGTCGTTCATTATTACTTATGGAAGTTAACCCAACTAAAACAAAAAGACGAGTTAAAAAAAATCCACCAAACCCTGATATAGTACCTTTAAACATTTCTTTTCCAATTGGGGTAACTTCATATACTCAAACATTTGAATATACTACAAATATTAAACTTATTGATGATGATAATATCTCATCATATTCAATGTATATTAATGGACTTTTTTATGGAACCGATATTCCACAACTTTTAACAGGTGAGATTCAAATTAATACTAATGATGTTTTAAACATTCAGATAGTTAAAACTAATAATTCACAATCGGCTAATTTCCAACTTGAATCAACTCTGATTTAGTTTTCACCATAAATGTCTTTTTTTTCAGAACAATTTAATTCGATAAGTTTTTCAATAAACTTATGAATTTTTAATCCGTGTTTTAAACAATGTTTTTTTAACAACAAATGTGATTCTTCAGATATCTTAAGGTTCTTTATTTTCAAGGTAGAAAAAAGTAAGATTTTATTCTTACTAATCAATAAATAGTTGTTTAGACCAATAGTTTTTCAAGTTTTACAGAATATTTATCAATAAATAAATTTTAAACAATTAAATTAAAAAATGGCTACAGCAAACAAAGTATTCGTTTCTCCAGGTGTATACACTTCAGAGAGAGATTTATCTTTTGTTTCACAAAGTGTTGGTGTAACTACTTTAGGTATTGTGGGTGAAACTCTAAAAGGACCCGCTTTTGAACCTATATTCATCACTAATTATGATGAATTCCAAACTTATTTTGGAGGTACGTTACCTGAAAAATTTGTGAATACACAAATCCCAAAATATGAGGCAGCATATATTGCTAAATCATATTTACAACAATCTAACCAATTGTACGTAACAAGAATTTTAGGTCTTTCAGGTTATGATGCAGGACCATCTTGGTCAATAACAACAATTGCAAATGTTAATTGTAGTACTGTCGGAATTACGGGTGGAACACCGTTCTCTTTTAACTTCACAGGTAGTACAGCATCTACAACATCGGTTCAATTTACTTCAGCAGTCCCAAGTGTTATAAGTGGTAATACTTACTACTTAAATGGATATACACAATTTGATGGTGGAACATCAACTATTTTAGGTGATTTACAAACACAACTTCACGATATTATAGTAACTAACAGTACATCAGCAACTTCGGTTTATTATTTTGGTCCAGTTTCGGGAACTCAAGCAACTGCAAATGTTGTCGCGGGTTTAACAACCGCAACAAATGTATTTGGTGTTAATAGTGTAACCTCAACAACAATCGATTATTGTTCAGGAACAAATGACGCTTGGTTCTACGCTAACTTTGTACCACCTTCTAATGGTAACGCATATTATGGTAACTCATATTATACAAATGTTTCTTCATTATCAGGAACAGCTTACGGAGTTGCGGGTTCATTCACAGGAACTGTGTCAGGTTTTTATTATGGATTTTCGGGTACAAGTTACTCAGGATATAATAATCTTGTAGTTGCAACATTACGTTCAAGAGGTATTACTCAATACTCTACTACATTACATGGTCCTCAATACCAAGTTACTGGTACATCAGATGTGACAATGATTGGTACTGGAAGTTATTCAGGGATAAGTCAAAATCCTTATGCAACTTTCTTAATCTCAGGTAGAACTTATGAAAATGATACGTTTAGTTTTGAAACATCATTTACAACATCACAATCTAATTACATTAGTAGTGTATTTGGTGTTGAAAACTTTGCTAAAGACAGAACTGAGGTTCCTCTATTTGTCGAAGAAAGATATTCAACGATGTTAAACTATGGATATAGTCAAGGTTATATTCGTGGGTTAAATGCTAATAACTTTATTAAATTAGGTGATGCAAGAAATCCTTTAAATACTGACACTATTGGTTTCTATTTGGAGAGATATCAAACACCATCGTCTCCATGGGTTGTTTCTGAACTTAGAGGTAATTTAGTATATAAATTATTCCGTGTTTATACAATTCCTGATGGAAATGCTGCAAACAGAGAAGTTAAAGTATCTATTGCAAACATTTCGTTTAATAATGGAACATTTGACTTAATAGTTAGAGATTTCTATGATACAGATGCTAACCCTACTGTTATTGAAAAATTCACTAATTGTACTTTAGACGCAACTAATAATAGTTATGTAGCTAAAAAAGTTGGTTCTATTGATGGTGAATATGCAATTCTTTCTAAATATATTATGTTAGAAATGAGTGAAGAAGCTCCGTTAGATGCTCTTCCTTGTGGATTTGAAGGTTTTATAACAAGAAGTTATACTAACG